TCTTGGCAAACATTACCTATTTACACATTAAGTGGACTAGGCGGTGTTCCAACATCAAGAACCTTAACTATTAATGGAGTTGCATATGATTTAAGTTTGGATAGGAGTTGGACTATATCAGCTATTAGTGGATTAACTACTAATAAGATACCTAAAGCGTCTTCATCTTCTACATTAGCCGATAGTAATCTTTCTGACGATGGGACAACTGTTTCAGTAGGTTTACCTATTAGCGTAACAGGAGCAATTACTTCTACTTCAAGAATATCTGCATCAGGAGCTAATTCTTTAACTACTGCTTACGGAGGGTATTATATTAAGTATTCTGCGAATGCGTCAAGTAGAAGCTGGCTAACAGGTAATGACTCCGTTGCTTATGGAGACTTTGCTATAATGCAATCGACTACGCAAACAGGTAGCACATACGTTCCTTGGATATATGTTAGCCCTTCAGGTAATGTAGGCTTAGGAAACAAAACCAATCCTGCATACACATTAGATGTAACAGGCGACGTAAACGTATCAGGAACATTCAGGGTAAATGGAGTGGCTATCGGTACAGGCTCTTCGGGTTCTATTACAGGTTCAGGTACTGCAACAAGGATTGCAAGATGGAATGGGACAACATCATTAGACAATGGAATTATTAGAGACAATGGTTCTTCTGTTACAATAGGTTCGGATAACTTTGTTTATAAGTTAGCTGTTAATCCAATTGGCACATCTTTCTTTGGATTCGGTTATGCAGGGACTGAATCCATGTTCTTAAATGCAGTAAGTATTGTATCGAGTTCAGTTGTTGGCACAGTTCCTATTGTATATAATGCTAGAGAACATACTTGGATAACAGACTTTAATCAGAAGATGTTTCTTAGTAATTCAGGGCAATTGTTTGTAAATACAACAGGAGTTTCAGGTGGAGGAACTTTACAGGTTTCAGGAAGCATAAACATTACAGGTGGGCAGTTCTTAATTGATGGAGTTGCTATAACATCAGGTGGAGGCGGTGGTGGAGGTAATATCACAGGTAGCGGTAGTTCTAATTACCTTACAATGTGGAATGGAAGTACTTCGATTACATCTTCGGGAATATACTTTAACGGAACTAATTATGGTATAGGTACTACGTCTCCTGCTTACAAATTAGACGTTAATGGAAGCATAAATGTAACAGGAGCTTTCTATGTTAATGGTAGCCCAATTGGAGGCGGTAGCGGTGGAGTAGGTGGAGGCGGTACTACAAATAAAGTTGCAAGATGGACTGCCTCAAATACATTAGGCGATTCAAGTATTTATGATGCAGGAGCAGGTTCGATTGCAGTAGGAAACACATCGCCTTCTTACCAGATTGACGTAACGGGTATTATTCGTGCAACAGGTGATATTATAATCACATCTGATAAACGTAAAAAAGAAAATATCAAGACAATAGAAAATGCACTTGATACTATCATGAACTTGCGAGGTGTGACTTATAATAAGATTAATGACGTTAATAAAAGGAAACAAATAGGCTTTATTGCACAAGAGGTTCTTACTTATGTGCCTGAAGTAGTTTACTCAGATAACGAGGATTACTTTGGGGTGGCATATCAGAATATGGTAGCGTTGTTAACCGAAGCGGTAAAAGAACAACAAAAGCAGATAGAAGAACTAAAGGCTAAATTGTTATAATATGTCTATTCCATTATCGGGGACTATTGGACTTCAAGCCGTAAAAACGGAACTGAGCGTTAGCCCATCTACCTTCTCATTAAAGTCGGCTGAACAAGGAACTTATGTTTCATTAAATGCTTGCTCTACCTATAAGCCTGATGGTGCTGCAAACTTCTCATTATCAGAATGGTATGGATACAATCATACGCAAGCCTGTGTTACTCCTACTGCATATCCAAGAATACTATCTACTACTTATGATTTTTTAGAAGCATATGATGGAGGAGTTATTGCTGTAGGGGATTTCTCAGCTTACACCGCAAACGGCTCAACAACGTACAAAGACAGGATATTTAAATTTGATTCCCAATACCTTGGACACGCAGGAGATTTTGGAGTTGGAGTGTCAACCCAATTTAATGGAACAGTAAAAGCTATTTCAGAAAATTCAGACGGTTCATTAGTGGCTGTAGGAAATTTTTCAAACTACCAAGGAGTAACATTAAATAGGATTGTTAAATTAACATCAGGTGGACTTATAGACCCTTATGAACCATTTAATCCCAATACAGGAGTTGGATTTACAGGGGAACAATTATATTTTGGATACACTCAAACACCTAATGTACAATGTGTAACTATTTCTTCAATTGATAATGGAAAAATATTAGTTGGAGGTAACTTTTATGGATATAATGGCTGGTCTGTAGAAAATATATGTAGGCTAAATGCTAATGGTTCAATAGATTACGTATTTTCAAGTAATTGTAGATTAGGTAGAACTGGTTCATCATACAATCCTACTGTATATTCAATTAGATATAGTTCATCAAGCATATATATAGTTGGAAACTTTTCTCCAACAGCAAGTGGTTCAATTATTTACCATGGCATAATTAGGGTTAATCTAAATGGAACAACGGATTATGGGTTTAATCCAAATGGGTGTTCGTTTGCCTACGGAACTGGGGCAGACCCATATCAATCATATACAGTAAAAAAAGTTGAAGTACGTTCAGATTCAAAAGTAATTATAGGTGGAGTATTTACAAAATATCTAAGAGGGGGAACACTTGTTGCCTCCCCAAATTACATCTTAGCATTAAACTCAGATGGCTCAGTAGCCTCCACATTTAGTGGTGGATTAAATGGTGAAATTAACGATTTGGGCGTTTATTCAGATGATAAAATTATATTCGGAGGAAATTTTAATTTGTCTCCACTTGGATACAGCGTAAAAGGTATAATTAGATATAATTCTGATTTTACAATAGACACTTCGTTTATGGCAAACATTGGTAGCGGACCAGCAAGAACAAATCCTGCTGAGCAAGTTTATGTAACTTCATTACAAATACTACATACAGGACAAGTTATACTTCATGGTAATTGGCAAAGTTGGAACGGTAATACTAATATGCAAGGTATCGCATTATTAAATTATGATGGTACTCTTGTGTGGAGTTAATAAAATATATTATATTTGCGTATCATTAAAACCAAACACAAATGTTGTCAAAAATCTCATTATCATTATCGGACGTCCTTTCTTTAGAGGCAGAATTAAACGGGTTTGTTAATCCATCAAATGGAGAAGTTGTCTTAGAAGGTTTTCTTAAAGAGAAACTTTGCTTAGGAGATAAGTATTGGTTAGAAAAATTAGCTAATAAATTGTCTTCAGAAAAGAAACTTATCGACAAGTTACGCAACGAGTTGATTGAAAAATTTGGAGAGAAAACAGAAGATGGGCAAATTAGTATTGCTCCATTCTTAGACGCAGAAGATGGCGTACAAGAACCTAACCCTAAGTTTACTGAGTTCCAAAAAGAATATTTCGACTTACTTAACGAAGTAAAAGAAATCGAATATCGTCCATTACCTTTTGATTCATTAAACAAGATTGAAAGCGAAACTGCTTACTCAATGATTTTCAAAATTGTAGCAGAGCCAAGTGTCGGAGAATAATTTAATTTTATTAGCTGAAGTTTGGGGAGCGATATGCATAACTGCTATCGCTTCCTTTGCTTATTATATTTGGTGCAATAGGAAAACATTGGATATTACCTTTAAAAACATTTTGAGGTAGCGATAATCTACTTTATCTTTGTTGTGTAAATTAAGATAAAAGATGAATAATAGTAGCCCTGAAACAGGTATAGTAAATGTAGTTCTTAGTGTTACAAGTGCAGCCATTTCTTTGGCAAGTATTCAGAGTTTAGTAGGAATCTTAGCAGGAATTGTTGCAATCATATCTGGTTCATTTGCCATTAGGTATTACTACTATAAGACAGAGCAAATTATCAAAACTAAAGAAGACGCAGAATAAAGATGAAAGATTTAATAAACAATATCCATCAATTCTTTAAATTCAACGAACAATACTCAAGCGGGCGTTTAATCTTTATTCTTGGCTCAATCGTTGTCTTTGGGGTTTACATCTACGATTACAAAAACAATGGGGTGCAAAATATTGTTATGAGTGTACTTGGATATTCATCCGCATCTATTACAATTTCTAAATTCTCTTCTTCGAAGCCTAATGAAAATAACGCAAATAAGTAATAAGGGATTAGACTTAATCAAGAAATACGAAGGATTCAGGTCTAAAAGTTATTTGTGTCCTGCAAAAGTTCCTACGATAGGATATGGTTCGACTTACTACGAGGATGGAACAAAGGTTAAATTAACAGACCCTGCTATAACTGAAGAAGAAGCCACAAGATTATTGAAGGCTCTTTTAGTTACTTACGAAAAAGCAGTTGATTCTTTTTGCAGAGACGATATTAATCAAAATCAATTTGACGCACTTAGTTCATTTGCTTATAATTGCGGAGTTGGTAATCTTAAATCTTCTACCTTATTAAAGAAGGTTAATGCAGACCCTACTAATCCATCTATTAAGAATGAGTTTATGAAATGGAATAAGGGTGGAGGTAAAATATTAGCAGGCTTAACATTAAGAAGAAATGAAGAATCAAATTTATACTTTGGCGAAGAAGTTTAGTTTAACTGTTTTTGCGTCGATTATTTTATTAATCTACGCATTAATGATAGTTAGCGTATCGTCATGTAAGTCAACCAAGTTGACTAATACCTTAACTGAAAAAGTAAGGGTTGATACAGTTCGGGAAATCCGAATTACCGAAAGATTCAACGCAGTCCACGATACATTAACCATTGATAATCCTTGCGACTCTTCGGGCATCCTAACCACTTTCTATAGTAGAATTGTCCTACCACAAGGGAAGATAGTAATTCGTAGCTTAAACGGCAAAATAAACACTACTGTGGACATTGATTCAATCAAGAATGTGTACAATAATATATACAAAACTAAACAGAGTTCCGACATCAAGTCATCTGAAAAAATTATAACAAAGACATTCTATCCTGCATGGTTAATTGTTGCAGTCGTATTCGAAACTTTGATTATTTTAGCGTATATTTATTTTAGAATTACAATTACATCATCTATTAAATAAAATGGCAAAGGCACTTAATGTAGCGACAGTTGCTGTAAAATCTAAGAAAAAGAATAAAGGCGTTCACGCTAAAACAAAAACATCAAAGGCTAAAGGAAGCAAAAACTATAACAAACCATATAACGGACAAGGCAAATAATGGAATTTGGACAAGAAAATTTTAGCTTATATAGCGAAGAGGATTTATACGAGATTAAAAGAATCTCAATGATAAGTAATAAATTAGAGATTTTATTGGATTCATTAGAGGCTATACAGGTTCTAAATGAAGCTAAGTTTGATATAGAAAGTAAAATTATTTATAAGTTATCCAAACTAATTGATTTGGTGTAATTTTTTTTGGGTTGAAGTCATTGCAATACCTCGGTTTAATAAGCTGGGGTATTGTCGTATATAAGAAAAATTTTATAACTTTGATATAAATTAAATAGATTTCTAATGATACTTATAAAAGATGCACACGACTTTATCCGTATGCAGATAAAAAAGAATAAGCTTGGGTTTGTGAGTCCTGAAGATATTGACAGGGCGGTAAATCGTGGAGTATCAGATTGGATGAGTGCTGTTGTATTTAAGTATAAGCAATCAGGTAAATACGAATATGACCACCTATTAGTAAAAAGAACTACTTATTCAGTTACAGCATCTAATTATATTCAAGTATTACCAACTGACTATACAGAGGCATTAACTATTTATGTGAATAACAATGGAACATTAATAGAAGGAACAGTATATTCTTGGGATGATTTTTTAGAGGTAAAGAATAGTAAGATATTAACTCCTGACCTATCTTATCCTGCCGCTACTATATATGTGGAGGACGTATCAGGAGTTGCTACAGGTAAGATAGAGTTTGCCCCTATCCCTATTTCAGGGACTTATACATTTACATTTGTATATATGAGGAGACCTGTTACGGCTGCCTACAAATACATAGCAACCAATGGAAATATAGCTTACAACCCAACAGGAAGTGTAGATATTGACTTAGATGATAGATATTTTTCTGATATCTTATCAAGGGCATTATTCTACTTAGGTATCTCTCTTCACGATGCAGATATAACAGGCATAGAAGGGGCAAGAGATGTTAATCAACGTCAAGACGAAAGATAAAAATGGCAACAACTAAATATATCCTAGGGGAACAAATTCAACGAATTTATTCAAGATTCATTGATAAGAATAATATTTCAGACACAATCGACGCGCGCGAAATCGCATTACTCGTTAATCAGTCTATCAATAAGATTCTTAAACTTCAGGTTGCAGAATCTTTCAAGGCTGGGCTTGTAGACGTTCCTAAATGCAATCTATTAGAATACACTTGTGCGGTAACATCTGATTCTAGCAACAGTAGGGCATATATTACATTGCCTGCTATTCCTTTGACGTTACCTATGGATATGGGCTTATGGAGTATTGCTGCATCAACGGCAGCATTGACCCCATACATCCCAATTCCTGCTCAAGATGCATTAGTATTTCAAGGAGCTAACGTATCCGCATTAGAGCAACAAGTAGGATATTATATCCAAGGCAAAAGAGTGTATTTTACTAAGGATATTACTCAGGTGGCTAATGGAGCTATTACTTCTGTAATTGTTAACTTGTTGGTAGCCGACTTTAGTAAGTTGACTGATAATGAATTACTTCCAATATCTCCTGAAGTGGAGACTATGGTTATTGAAGATGTATTAAACACATTAGGATTGGGTAAAGTAGCTCAAGCAGAATTGCAATCTCAACAATCTCAACAACAATAATAGATGAAAACTAAGTCTTTAAATGTTATAGTTCGGGATGCTTTGCTTGATAGTGGGCTTCCTTTGCATTACTATACAAGATATCTGCATCATGGATTAAGAATCTTAGACGAGTTGTCTTTAGACTTTAATATGAGTAATATTAAGACCGTTGCTTTGGCGGTAACTTCTTATCAAAGAGCGGTGTTGCCTACTGATTATATTGACTTTATTGATGTGTCTGCTAAGTATGGAGAAAGATTATTGCCAATGGAAAGAGAGAGAAATCTTAGCAAAAAATATAACTACGATTCTTCAGGAAACAAGACTACCTATCCTACCGCTACTTCAATCAATTATGATGAGGAGATTAACTATAGTTTAATTTCGGGTAGCAATAACTTAAATACAAGAGGGGAATTGGTTGGTAGATACTATGGTCGTAAGCGTAGTGCTAAATTAACATTTGACATTGACGAGACTAATCAAGAATTAGTATTTAGCAATGAGATGGGTTTAACTGAGGTTACATTAACTTATATGACCTCTGCGGTATCTAAGTCTTCTGCTAACGTAGTTAATCCTTATGCGACAGATGTTATCACTAAGTATATCTTTATGATGGCAGCAAAAGCAGAAGGAACTACATTAGGTAAGTTTCAATTAGCAAAACAAGATTACGATAACGCAAGACGTGTGTTCAGAGCAAGATTAAATGCAATGGATTATTCTGAAATCTTAGGCTCAACAAGAAGAGGTATTCACGGCAGTATCAAGAATTAACAAATACAAATTTAACATTTAACAAATGGCTAAGGTAACTCTCAGAGCGTCAGGTGGTTTAAACAATGATGTAGATGTTAATAATTTACCTGATGGTGATTATACAGTTGCAAATAACATCATTTTTGATGCAGGTAAGGATGGTGGCGCAGGCGCAATTAAGATGTTAGATTCTATTAAGACTCTTGGCTTAACTACTATTTCAGGAACTATCAAGGAGACATTCCTTAATACAGATGGAACGATTTATATATTAAGTCGTATAGACGCAACTAATGCATCTATATATAGAATTGTTCCAAATATGTTGAGCAATCCTGTTAGCTATGCGAACCCAGTTCAGATGCTAATATATCCTCATGGAGGGATGGAGGTAACAACAGCATTTACTCCTGATTTAAGAGTTCTTGGAAATACTATTGTTTGGAATTATGCAAAGGAAGGAGACTATGAAGGTATTCCATTATTATTCTATATTCCAAATTACTCATCAAGCTTAATAACCACTACCTTAAGTAACTTAAAAATACAAAAACAGACTCCTAACAATATTGTAGGGATAGTAAAAACATTAGGAACGGGTAAGGAGTTCTTGGAATCTTCTGATTTTCAATTTGCTTTTAGATACCAATATAGTAGTTATGAGTTTTCCGCACTTGGGAATTATTCTCAAATATATAAAGGAGAAAAGACTACAGAAAAATACACATTTACTTATACGTTCCCATCTACTGTTCCTACTTGGGCTTCTTACATTGAATCCTATGTTAGGATAGGAAATAATGGCACTTGGAGAAGAATAGACACAAGGGCAGTTGTGGCATCAACCGCACCTACATTTGAATGGACGGGGCAAGTATATGAAAGCTTAGATATCATAACCACAGGAAAGCCATTTGATGCTGTACCTGTAAGTGCATATAGCATTGAGGTAGCAAAGAATAGAATATTTTTAGCTAACATCCAAGATGAATACAAGGAAGCATCTACTATTGTTCCTGATACTCCATCAAGCGGATATTCATTTCCTTCGGGGTCTACTGTTAAAACATTTAAAAGTGGAGTTTCTACAACTACAGCAGTTACAAGTACAGAAAGCGGTTCTTATGTTAAGCCATTTGCTAATAATTCTACTTATGCAATTGGGGTAGCATTCTATGATGCAGCAATGAAGACAAGGGGAGTTGAGTCAACATATACCAAATTCACAACGAATACATTTGACTATCCAATTATTCCAAGTGTAACATTCAATATAACAGGAGGCGCACCAATTTGGGCTAAATACGCTCAGGTAGTTTATAGTAAGAACATTTCTAAAAGTTATATATTTGAAGGCTTTGCAAGTAGTATATTCTTTGAGGTTACGAAGCCTATTGTCAATGAATTAACCAAGGAAGTAACTACCGTTAAATCATTTATTCAATCTGTAACCAATGATGATTTAAAGAATATTACTGCATTCGTTATTGACATAATGGGTATGGTTCGCGCAGGTAGAATATATACATGGTCAGATGGAGACTACGCTACTATTAGAACTCCAAATGGGGTGCTTACGTTGAAGATAATTGGTCAGGTGGACAATTTGATATACTGCGCTTATTCAGGCGGAGCAATGACAAATACAACAGTTGTAGACCCATCTACCTTGCCATTTGAATTCTATACCCCTAAGCAACAACAAGAGGATGAGTCATTAGTATTTTATGAGTACGGCAATTTGATTCCTGTTACTACGTCAACAACATCTATTACGGTAGGTGCGGAAAATGCTTTGAATGGTTCAGCAAGTGCAAGTAAGTTATTGGGTGATATGGTATTCTCTATTATTGAAATGCCAACCTATACAGTTTCTCCATTTACAGTTGACGTATCTAAGAGTTCTCCAACAGTAGAGGATGTGAGTACAATTGTAAACTCCACTCACGCATTTAGCACATTGCAAATTAGTTTAGTTGGAGCAGTTGGACCTAGTCTTAATTACAATCCCCCTACTGTATCCGAAACACCTATCTTAACGTCTATTCCTACTAATGGGGATGGGGCATCTATTATTGATGCATTAGGGGCTACAGCTTCTACAGGTACTTCATTTAAGATGAGTGGATTCTATGTTATAGGTCAACAAGAATCAGGCGTTAACAAACTTTCAATTACCTACAATCTTGAGGCTGTAGAAACCGCTGCATTTTATACAAATCCAAATGGTTCAGATGATTTAGGAAATGTAAATTATACAGTAACCGCACAAGTATATCGCAACCCATTTAATAATACGACATTTGCGTATGATAAATTAAATGAAAAATTTGGAGACCCATTCGTTATGTCAGGATATATGGATTATACTGGCACATATCCAAGAACTATTGATAAAACTATCACTCAGGTTATTGACTTTAAGGCTAGTATAAAGAATGATATTAATCCTAATGATGCATTTTACGTGGTGCTAACATTAGACTTTAGTGCCAATGGATACGCTCATGATTCTTCGGTAATTATCAGAAAGAAAACAGGACAAACCAATAGCGTTGTATTTAATTGGAATGGGGATAGAACTCCTGTGAATACAATCACATCATTTAATTACAATGCTCCTGTATCTGCCACGCCAACTAAGTATTTAATTCGTTCAGTATCTAATGCTACGTCTAACCCATATTGGAATACATCCGCAGGTAAGCCATTATTAGCGGCATCAAATATTCCTGCAACAAGAAGAGAAAATACTATTCGTTACGGAGGTAATTATGTACAGGGAACAAAGGTTAACAATGTTAACTCGTTCTTCTCTTTAGATAGCAATGACGTAGCAATTGAGAATGGGAAAATCACTTCATTACAAAGAGCGACAAGGCTTCAAGGTAATGGTTCAATGATGTTAGTTCTTTGCGAAAAAGAATCCGCATATATTATGTTAGGGGAGCAGGAATTATCTCAAGGTAATAATTCTTCACTCAGAGCATTAACGGCTAATATGATTGGAACAATTAGAAACTTTGGTAACAACCTTGGTATGCTTGACAAGAAATCGGTAATGAATTACAAGGGTACTATATGGTGGTGGGACGATTTTAATAAGAAGGTAGTTAAATATACTCCCGAAGGATTAGAACTTCCAAGTGATACTTATATGAGGTCTTTCTTTAGAAATCAATCTGGGATAGCTACATTCTGTTATGATGCATTTCATAATATGTGTTTTGTATCTGTTGGTTCTAATACTCAATCAATGGGATACTCAGATAATCTTAAGCGATGGATTGCCGCATACGACTTCGTTCCTGACTTCTGTGAGAGTTTTGGAGATAGGATGATAGCATTTAAGAGCGGGGTAACTTATCGTTCATTAGAGAGCAACAATAAGACTGATTACAACTCATTCTTAGGGGCTTCTGCGGTAAATAGTAATATAACATTCGTTGTTAACAGTAGACTACCTATAAATCCATTAAACGTAGCTGTATGGCATTCGATGAACGTGACTGATTACACACAATCTAATTACGTTAAATCAAGTTTGATGACGATTGGAATTACTAATGAGAACGGTCAATCAACTTCTATTGTAGAATCTAACTTCTTATTAGAGGATAATAGATTGTATGCTCATGTTATGAGGGATTCTAATACGCCTACTGTAACTAATCCTATTATAAATGGAAACTATATGGTTGGGTATCAGAATGCGTTTCAGATTGTGATGAAAGATAAAACTCAGAATATGAGAATTAATTCAATTGATGTAGAGATTGCTCCTATTTCAGGACATAGTTAAAACATTGATATATGTAAGTAAAATTTATTAACTTTGATATAAATAATAATATTATGGTAGGTGCTATATTACAAGGTGTTGGAGCATTAGCAAATGTTGTGGGAGCAATTGGACAAAGCGAGGAGGCTAAAAGGCAATTTGACCGCCAGACTCAATTTGGACAACAACAGAAAGCTAATTTTACCAAGGGGTATGGTGATTTAATCAACCAAGCTAAAGGGTTGTCTACATACCAAGCCGATATCTCTAAATACACTAAAGCAGAACAAGCCGCACAATTAGGTAAGCAGATGGCAGGAGGTGGTCGTGTTGCAGGAGAAGATATTGCAAGACAACAAGCAATGCAATCTACAGCTAATACATTGGCTGCCGCTCAGCGTTCAGCAGGTTCGTCTTCTGACTTATTAACCGCTGCTTTAATGGGGCAACAACAAGAAGGTGCGCAGATGCAGAATATTGATGTTAACTCTCAACAACAACGTCAGCAGATGCAACAACAAGCTCAACAGAATTACCTACAATCTTTAGGTCAGACTGCGGCGGCACAAGCACAACAAGCAGGACTACAATTTCAATCCGAAGCAGGTAAGCAACAACAATTATTAGGATTATCCCAAGACCAATTCCAAGGAGGTCTATCATTAGACCAATCTATATTTGAACAACAGCAAGCAGCGGCTGCGGCAGTACAAAATGCTAAGTCAGCTATATGGTCAGGAATTGGCGGTATTGCATCAGGAGTTGGTCAAGGAATTATGGGTATGCAAGCTCAAAAAGCTAATATGGATATGTTGAAAAGAATGTATCCAAGTGGTGCTGAAAAAGCGGTAGGCTCATTCTTTGCACCGCAAACGCAACAAGCCCCATTAGGTTTAGGTTCTTTCT